ATCGGGTCCGAATCGATTCTTAATTACATGGAATCGTGCAGTATTAGCTTGTTTATCTGACATCTTACGACTTAGTGACATAACAAAGTCAGCGGTCATAATCTTACGATAACTATCTGAAATATTATTTGCTTGAATAATGTCTTCATCCATAGCAGCACGATTACTCTGTGAAGCACTCCAAATAGGAACTTGTAATTCACCAGCTACACCACGAAGTTCTTCATAAATACCACCTGCCTCACTATAACTGTTACTATTTCGTTCACTTTGTGATGGACGAAGAATATCAGCATAGTCAACAATAATCATATCCACCTTAGTACCCAGAGTTTGAATTCGTTCAGCATGTAGTTTCAAACTATGAGCAGATACAGTCTTAATTGGAAAGTACTTAATAATCAATTTACCAGGTACTTCTGCAATCTTCTTTTTAACAATATCAATGTTGTTACGAATATTTTGGAAATCAATTCCAGTAAAACAAGCATCATAACGAAGACCAACATAGTTTTCATTCAATTCCAAAGTATAATGTAATACATTTTTACCTTGACGCATTGCTTCTGCACCCATCTTGGCAAGAACCCAACTCTTACCACTACCTGCACAAGCAGTGATAATTCCTAGTTCACCACCAGCAAGGCCACCATCCATAATACTATCTACTTCTGTCCAATTAGTCTTGACAGTCTTACGAGCCATTTGACTCATACGCTTTTCAATATCAACCATGTATTCATGTCCAATATTGCGTTCCATACCAGCTTTCATCGCAACATCAACTACATGTTTGATCTTATCATATTGTCCACTCTTCAAGTGATCAACACTTTCCATAATAGCATTCTTGATCTTTTGATTCTTACAAAATTCAAGAAACTGTTCTTTAATGTACTTCAGATCAGTGTCACTGATTTTCTGGTAAACCAAACGAAGTTGCTCTACAACGGATTGTTTCAACAAATCATTCTCAATACCGTCAACTTTAACCTTAAAGACTGCCAAGGTTGGTAAATCTTTGTATTGAAGAAAATAACTAATCGTTTCTTTAACGATAAATTTATGAGCGTCAGTCTCAAAACTATCTGGTTCCAAGATATCGCTAATTCTTTCAATGAATGTTTTATCCGACACCAAACCACTAATACATTTGATTTGGAATTCAGATCCGAATTTTTTTAGGTTATCAATAATTTTTTCCGACATAATTTTATATAATTTATCTACACCAACTATACCACACCATTTCTGTAAACCAAGATTATTTACAGAACCATTGAATTGATTTTTCCAAACACTTCATTTAACCACACCATGCTATTTGGAAAATTATTTTGCATACAGTCTTCTACCAACAATTTACTAAAACCAAATCTGTCAAGTTTACAAATTGGTTTTTCCATGATTTCATTGATTCTCAATTGCGAGAATGATTGAATTTGTGTGTCATGCAATTGCATTAAATCATAATTACGCTGCATGATATCTTTGTTCTCTAATACAGTATCATACAACTTTAATTTACCTTTGTGAGTATCACTATAATTGTATAATTCTTGTAAAGAATATTGTTTATCCTCTGTAAGAATTGGATAACACTTGATAATAGTTTTTAACCCAGCACCTTTAATGCCGTCAATATTATCACTACTATCCCCTTCCATTATTCTATAATTGATAAAGTTCTTACAACTAATACCATATTCCAATAGAATTTCTGCACAACCATACAATTTCTTTTTGGTTGGACTCCAGATTTTAATTCTATCACCGGCTAGTTGTAAGAAATCTTTATCCGCACTCATAATAGTAACATTACTATTCTTAAAGTACTCTTTAGCCAAATAAGCAATTGTATCATCTGCTTCAATATAATCAATTGCCATTGTTGTTACAGGCAACTTATCTAGATATTGTACAGTTCTCAACAACTGTTTCTTTAGATTTTTATCTTCAGTATCTGGAGTGGTAAGATCATCATAAGCTCTATTAAGCCTAATTTTAGTCTTTCTACCACTCTTGTATTCTGGATAAATCTTTCTTCTTTTCAGTGAACCCCCTTGACCATCGGATACAATAACAATCTTTGTAGGATTGATTAATTTAACCGCATAACCAATGCTTTTTAAACACCCAGCAATTCCACCAGTATGATTACCATTGGTATTGAGGGAGGGGGAGGCCATGAACGCTCTAATAAAAGTGTTCATGAAATCAACAATTAATACTTCAGAATCGGATGATCTATTCAATCCTCCAACTCTGTCTTCTTGTTTTACATTATCGAATAACGAAAACAACCTCTTTTTTTCACTGTCAGATAGATTACTCATTCTCAGATGATACACCAGCATCTTCATCATTGTCAACAACTGCGTCGTCAACAATAACACTATTTGGATCTTTATATTTCATTACTACAGCGTCACAAATTTTCAAGTAAACTTCTTCACTCAAAACTTTATCGGTCTTCATTGATTCTACAAAGTCCTTGGATTGGAACTTCCATTCACTGCCATCATCCTTTTTGTAGGTATAATAAGCACCACCTTGTTTTACCAAGTTGTTTTCTTTCAATACTTTGATCCAACTGCCATAATCAGCAATTCCACTATCAAAATAAATATCAAAAGCAGCCTGACGCTGTGGTGGTCCCATACGGTTCTTAATAACAACTGCTTTACATTCATTACCAATAACTTCTTCACCCTTCTTGAGTTTACCGGTGTTGTTCAGACGAACACGAACACTACAATGATAAGCAAGTGACTTACCGCCACTCACTACCCACTTATCACCAAATGCCATAGCATTTAGATTCTGACGCAATTGATTGGTAAATACAGTAAGAACTTTTTGTTTACCAATCATATTGGTAATCTTACGCATTGCTTTACTAATAATAATAGATTTACCAGTAGCAAATCCATCCTTACCGTGATCGCTTTCCAGTTCTGCCTTTGTAGAAGCGGCAGCAACAGAATCAACAATGATTGTAAGAATACGATCTTTATTGGACTTACGAACGATTCCAATCATATGTTCCATCTTTTCAAAAATATCCTCAACGGTTTCACATTGAACATATAGAAGTTTAGATAGATCTACACCAAGACTTTTCCAGAATTCGGGAGCTGCAGCATTTTCAGTGTCAATAACTACTGCTACACCACCTTTTTTCTGTGTATCAGCAACAACATGCGCAGATACTAGACTTTTACCAGTTCCTTCCAATCCATTGAATTCAACCATCTTTCCAACTGGCAATCCACCATGAGGACGATTGCTAATAGCTAAGTCAAGAATAGAAGAACCTGTACTAATCCAATCACTAATTTCTGCAGGATTTTCTTGTTCATCCAAGAAATATGCAATCTTGCCACCATCTTTATTGGCTTTATTTAACTCATTTGCGAGTAATTCGACTAACTCATCTCTTTGAGGAGTTTCTTGTGTAACTTGGTTTTTCTTTTTCATAATAATATAAAACTAAAATAGGGGTGGCAGTAATATATACTACCACCCCACTACAAACAATTTATTTTAACTGTTAAACAAATTATCAAAAGCGGCTGCTACATCATCCGAATTTGATTTTGCTGCGGTAGCTGTTGGTGATTTATTCGTTGCAGTTGCTTTTGGAGCAGGAGCAGGAGTTTCCTCATCAACAATTGTGTTGACTGTTCCTTCAGAAGGAATTGAACCATCTGGATTCAACCAGGCATTCATTACTTCCTTTAGTTCGTCATAACTAAACTCAGGAAATAGATCCATGATGTTAGTCTGTTGTGCCAAGATATCCTTTTGAGAAGGATCAATTGCAACACTTGCATTTGGCTTGACACGAATAGTAGTTTCTGGGAATGACTTACCAGAATCTTCTGCGGTACGGAATTCTACTACAATGTCACGACCATTGACCAAATCAGTAATATCACCGTAATCAACATCACTGATGATGCTTAGAATTTCTTGGTAAACATTCTTACCAAATCCCCAGAAACGAACACCTTCGTTTTCCTCACCACGAACGATGATAGGAGCATAGGTACGCATCTTTGGTTCAAACTTACGACCCAAAATCCAGTCTTCCTTGTTTCCGGTCTTCTTCATACGATTGGACCATTCAACGATTGGATCAGGACGATTGAAACTATCGGGAGATAGATAAGTCTTGTTATTGATATTGTAGTGGAACTTTAGTTCGATAAAAGGATTATCGGTTTGATACTTGTAGGGAACGATACGAACTACTTGTTTACCAGGCTTTGGTTTCCAAATGAGATTGGTTTTGTTGCCTTGGTTTGTTAGAGAGCTCAAACGACTCTTCAATTTTGATATGTCTAATGCCATAATTTTTAATTAGTTAATTTAGTTAATTAGTTAATTAGATAACTCACACGAATTATTTAATGACAACCAATTAAGTTGTCATCAATATATATGAAGACCAAAAAGATTTCAACTTATTATATCAAAAATTTTGACGGAGACGATTTTCACTGATACTTCGCTCGTTAAAATAATTGAATTTCTGTACAGATTCCAATCCAATTGAAATGTTTTATCAAAAACACCATTGTTTTCCTCAGCAATCAACTTATTCATTGCATTGAGAGTATACAGTGTGTTTGTTTCTTTTTTTCTATGGACACTGATAGTGTTACGAAATTTCAATTGGTTACCATCATTTATTTCTACATTGTATGTTGCATACAATTCTTTTGGATTGTTGACATTACACAATAAAAATATTTTACCGTTAATAACACTATAGAAACTTTTTATTTCTTGTATAATGTCATTATATTCTTTGGAATTGGTAAATGTACACAATAGTTGTTTGTTCTTCATTTATTTATTATTAGTTGTTTACCGTCAACATTCCACAATTTGCCGACATAATTTCCAGAAGAATCAAACCAACTATTTCTTTTGTTATAAAATCCAAACTTTAAAGCTTCTTGTAAAGTATATTCAGTAGTCAATGCTTTCTCAATTGCTACCGCATCTTGTTCTTTTTCTTCGGGAGTTCTATCATCACTCTTTGATTTTTGTGGTTCTGCTTGTTGAACAGGTTGGGTTTGTTGTGGTTCAAATTCAATTTGTTGTCCACTTGGTTGTTCTGGTTGTTCATCTCCAGTAAATACATTTGCCTGTCCTTTTCTTGGATTTTCTTCAAAGTGTGTACCACGAGCAATAGCTTTTTGTTTGTATTCAGGAGTTGGAAAAGTTACAAGAATACCATTTGTATTGTATGCTTGTCTTTCAGGATATTTACCTTCAAGCATTTTATTCAAATATTGATTTACGATATTTGAATCAACATTTGAATTTAACAAATATTCTCTTAATACTTCAATATGTTCTTGTTTAGAAATATCAAATATACCATTTTCAATTGAAATATCGGTACTTGCTTTTTCTAATGCTTCTAAAAATATTTGTTTGATGTTCATAATTAAAATACATCCTCTTCACTTAAATTGGAACGATGAATTTCTGTTTTGAAAGAAAACTTACTTCCTCTTTCATTTCTTAATTCAATTGCAGAATAAAATGGTTTAACTTCTACCTTTCCATTTTCCTCTTCTTCTCGTATATCGAATATAATATATAAATATACAACGAAATATGTTCCTTCTTTATTTTTACTTACTTCAAACTTACTCAATCTAAAATTCTTATTTTCACTTGCATCAATTAACTTTTTACCACTTGAAAATTCAGACTTGGTTCCCATTCTGTTAATTGTCTTACCATTAAATACTACAAGTGGTAAACTATCATTGTTACCAAAGATTGCTTCAGCAGATATTTGACTTGCAAATTGAATAAATTCTTTCTTGATTTGAGCTTCATTGCCAACATTCATAAATCTTTCAATGAACTTTTCATAAAATTTTATAGCAGCAATATTAGAATTGAAGATGTTCATTGGTCTAAATGCACCTTTATTCATCGGAACATCACCTTTAGTAGATGGATTAAAATAATCATTATAAACCTTAATAGAAGCATTCTTGACTTCTTTTACATCTTCTGGTGTAGTACCAGTTAGTTGAACCATAAACAGATTCTTATTATCAATTAATCTTACTTTTTCGTTTACGGCACTAAATAATGAATCTGGTTGAATTCTATTGATTTGTTGAATAAATATAGCAACATTCTTCTTTAAAGAATCGGTCATTTTTACTAATACTTCATCAGCTTCTCTTGCTTCAGATAAAACACCAATTTCTTTTTCAATAGTATCCCATGTATTAAACATAGTGGAATATTGATTTCTAGCATAATTCATGTCTTCTTGACATTTTTGTTCAATATTACCAAAAATCTTTACAATTGTATTTTTAATTTTTTGTGTAAAATCACTCCATCCTTTTGTCAATTCCGCAGACAAATCTCCAATTTTGGATGAAATTCTATTGAGAGATGACTTTAATGATGATATGAATTCAATTTCAGTTAGTAATGTTTTACCCAAATATATTTCTTCAAATACAGGAGCACCACCACTAAATACACTGCGTGGATCTTTTTCAATTGGTTTTCCATCTGGTTGTTGTGATTGTAACCATTGATAGTATTTTTCTCTTTCTGCGGGTGTACCTGAAAAACTTAATTTGTCTGGTAAAATATCAAAAGCACCTTTCATTCTACCAATACGATAACTATCTCCACCAGCTTTCAAAGAAACCATTGCAAATTTCTTTCCAGTACCAGTAATCTCACATAAACTTTCATCGGTACCATTTACTTTTTTATCTTTTAAAGCAATTTGAATTTCTGATATACTACAATTGTACAACAATACCGCATCAGCAGTGTTTTCTTTTTTCTTATCTTTACTGGCATACCCACTATTATTGAAGAATTCATAGAACTTTTTGATGTCTTGATGAATAAATCCGGTTGGTTTTGCAGATGTTACATTTGCTAATGTTACACTAGTACCAGATGCCAATTCAATTCTAGCCTTTATATCAGCATAATTTTGATATAATCTATTTTTTCCAACCGCAGTAATTATTGCGGGATTATCTAATTGTTGTATGCTCTTTAATATCTTTTCTATTTCTTCAGATAATTTTAACCACTTTTTGATTGTGTCTTTTTCTTTTGGATAATAATCGCCATTTTCGCCGAATATCTTATATAAAGGAAAACTTTCTCTCAATTGTTGACTGAATGGCAATGGCATAACAGTCTCAACCTGTTGTAACTTAACTTGTAAGTCTTTTAATTTTACATCGTCGTCTATATTCATTCGTATATATAAATATTGATATATACACGAAAATCAAATTGTTTTTAAATATCCACAACCGTCATACTATCATAATTCTTACCAATGTAACACTTTACAGGAAATTGATTGTTTGACATCAATCTTTTCAATTCTACCAAAGTCTCTTTTTTATCATTCTTGTGACAATCAAACAAAACACTATCATAAGTATATAAAATAGCCTTAGTTTGTTTACCGTTCAAATATTCATTAACTCTTACCAATGATTGCATTCCAAATTCAGTTTCACTAGCTTGTAAGATATAATTGAATAATTTGTTAGGATTTGGTTCATTTATATGGTTTGTAGTGATTCTTCTTTTATAAATCGGAGTTTCTACATAACCATTTTCATTAAAGAACTTCCATCTATGAGCAATATAATCACTCATTTTCTTAAAATATGGTATTTCTAATAATTCTGTGGGAATATTACCATACATACACTGAAATGTTAGGTTCTTTGACGCTTTAATTTCTTCGTCTGATAACTTATCCTTACCATAGTATAACTTTCCAAGATACTCATAAGCATTTGGTGGTAAGTTATAATTGATCAACTTTGCAACTATGTGGGGGTGGTAGGCACTATAATCAATCATAAACAACATGCCATCATCACCATATCTACTAATAAATGATGATCTACACCCGTTTTCTTTGTTCAATGCACTATAGTTTACATTACCAAACCTATTACTGGGTCGTCCTGTTGCAGTATATAGGTTATATTGTGTATAAACATAACCATCCTTATCTTTGATCGTTTTGTTCTCAAAATGCCTATTAAACAATTCTACATCCACTTTTAACCCATTATGTTCAAGAATTCTAAGATTGTCAGTAATTGTACTATTAATACTATAAAAACTATCATCAATCTTGACGGATTTGAGTCTAATCAACACTGCATCATACATACTTTCAAACTTTTCCAAATGTTTTACCATTGGAATTGCTTTATTCAATTCACCATATTTTTGAAACTTAGTTTTGATAACATTATGTGCAGTTGTATCAAATTCACTATAATCTTCAACTTTACCATCACTGATAAAGAAAATGATGTTAATATCAAAGAGATTATTGATAGGAAACAGATGCAAACACTTTTTCTTATCAAATACCCACTTCTTACCTTTTAGTTTGTTGAAATCATTGATTAATGATTCTTTATCGATAAAGACATTGCAATCTGGATGATTTAGATTGATAATATATGTAGTTTTGGATTTGAGTATATGGATTAACACCATACACAATTCATCTATACATGGATGTACTTTTTCATCTGATTGAATACATTCAAGAATAAAATCAGATGAAATATGCGATTCTAAGAATTTAGAATAGGATTGTTTATCCAGACACACCATTGACACAATGTAACATTATAACAACTATAAGTCAATTATTTCCCATTCCAAAATTCGAGTGGGTTATTCAAATAATTTTTAATTCCCGTCATTTTTTTCTCATTGGTGTTTAATATCTTAATGTTTTGTTCTCTTACACCAACTCTTTCTAATATTTTGTTTTTATAAATATTATCTTTTGGACCAGATATTATCCATCGAATGGAAAGTTTGTTATATAATGCCGATGAAATTTCATTATATTTGTTTTTATCCACTTCAGTTATCGTTAAATCGTTTATTTTTTGAACAAAATAACGATTGATATACCCTAATGAATAATCTTTGGTTTTTGGAAACGGTTTAAAATAAACAGGATATACTTGATTATCCAATACAGTACCACCAATATTTTGATATGTTTGTATATTTATCATATTAATTTACACCATTAATTGTATATTCATTTACACCATCAGTTGTAAATTTTAGAGTTTGACCTCTAATTGATCTTATACCTGCTTTAATTGTAGTTGTCCAATTTCCAGATTCTAATTTATGAGACACATCAATAATTTGACATAAAATTTCTCTTTCAGAATAAGGACTTGGTAAGTTTTTCAAACTAAACAATTGAAATGTTCGTAATCCAGATATACCTTGTAATGTCATTTCTACAGTAAATCCAGGTTGTTGACCGCCATAAATATTTGTATTTTTGTTATAATCCAAATCATTAATCAAACCTAACAATAATGTTTGACTTGGCAATACTAAATTTACTATATTAAATCCTGTTTCTTTCGATGGTGTAGTTGTCACAAATCCACCTCCACCTGCTGCAGCAGCACCTCTTGCATAATTTGGTGCAGATTCAAATGTTTTAAACGACATTATCAAAGAATTAGATCCCTTCGATGGATTGGATTGTAATTGTTTAATCGTTTCTAAATTACCATCAACTGATCTATTTGTCTTGGCTTTAGGATCGTCTGGATTAAATCTATCACCATATGGAAAATTAAGAATTTCATTTGATGTAATTTCTCCCGTTGGTGATTTATTTTCTTGATTTGACGGACTTGATCCTCCTGAAGACAATACTTGATTTGCCGCAACATTTGACAGTTGTGCGGTAAAATTAATAGATTTAATAAATGTATTTGAAGAACCAATATCAAATTGATATATCTTCATGTTTTTTGCATTTATAAATTTTCTATCTATTATTTTTAAATGTTTTCCTTCTTCTACTACAGAAAAATCCCAAAAATTAGCAGCGGATGTACTAATCTTATTCAATAAATTATTATAAAAATTTTCAACAGTATCAGATAATTTTGCTGCCTCAATTATAACATTTTTATTTATATATAAATCTTTTAAATATCCCCAATGTCCAGCAGCTGTTCCTGTATCATTAGTGTCATCTACCATTTGTGGAAACGCAAAATCTCCCTTTTTAACTTTATTTGATCTATATCTAAATCTATTTAAGATACCATCCAAATCATCTCTATATACAGATAGTGGTGGTAATGCAGTTTTAGCAGAAGAAATAACTTGTCCCGCATCAGTACCTAAAGCTTCAGCAGCATATGACTTTATTCCTTCATATATTTTTTTAGCATCACCAAAATTAAATATTGAAACCGCATCACCAACTGTTTCATTGGTAGAAAAAGAATTTTCAAACACCGATGCTGATCCCGATTCTGCACCAGAGGGTCTAATATTGGAACCTTTTTCTTTAACAGATTGATCATCTACTTTTTTTATCTTTGCTTGTTTTCCCGTTTTGAAAATTTTAACTAATGTTCTATCTTTTGGTTGTAAATCTTTTATTTTTCCTACGGTAAAATTATTTACACTTGATCTAAATATATTAGGATTTGCATCATCTGTTTGTTTTTGATAATCATTATCATCTGGAAATGTTGTTGGGTAACTAAATCCAATATTAAATTTAGGAGATTCGGCATTTGGTATCAATAATATATTACCATCAGTAGATATTAAATTAGGATGTGCACCAATTTTTACATCGTCAATGTTTATATTATACAACGCAAACAATTCTTTTTGTTTAGCATCATCATCTTTATATTTTATTGAAATTTCTCTTTCGAAAAATACATTTGCGAGTTCTACAACAAATCCCATTGTTACCCATACATCTTTTTGATCTTTCGCATCCCAATCATATTCTTTGACTTCTTTCATCAATTCAGCATCTTCATATTCTCGTTTTCTTCCTATGAAAATTCTATCTTCTGGTTTAGCAACTGGTGTACTACCACTAGTTTCCATATAAAATGGAAATCTATTAAAAAAGAAAGTTGGATCACTTCCTCTTGCTGCCTTTTCTTCTTCACTATCTAATGGATCTCTAAAACTTTTTTTCTTTTCAATACAATTTGGTAACTTAGTAAGTCTCTTTTCTAAAAATTCAGGAAATGATGATTGTATAATTGATTTATTTTGATCAGATGATATATTAGCTGCATTTTTTACTTGTACACCCGAATAATTTGCATGCTTAGACATTATTTCAGTCTTACAATCAAATGTAATACCATCTTGACTTGAAAAGTCAAACCCAGTTATATAACCCATGGTAACATCATATAATCCAAAAGAATTTTTAATGTTTTCATCATATAACAAATATCCCTTATTTAGAAATAATTCTTTTAATTTCTCAAGATTATCACCTTCATCTTTTAAATACAAAAGAGATTCTGGGTTAAAATGATTCCACCCAAATTCAACAACCATACTAATTTTCGGCGTAAGAAAATATGGAGTCATATATTCTAATTGAGCAAAACCGTAACATTTCCAATTAATGGTTACTTTTCTTATTCTTTCTTTCTGAATTACAGAATCAATTGAAATTATACCAGGCGCAGGTAAATATTTTTGCGTAGTTCTTTTATCGTCAATTAGTTTATTTGGAAATGATACTAAATTACCATCAGTTGTCAAATCAAGTGTATGCGGACTTCCTTTTGAATCATATCCAAGTATTGTTTGATTTGATATATTCCCAATTGAATTTTTGTAAAAACCAAATGCGTCTTCAAATCCTTGACCACCATATAGTGCAAAACCGTCTCGTCTCGCAGATCTTGAATTATAATTTACCTTTCCAGTACCATTTGAAAAAACTCTTGTCCAAGCAGTCATTGGACCTTTATAATCTTGCCATGTACCAGAATCACCCCAAGTAATTGATTGTGGATAATTAATCCCAATATCTTTTTGTCTTCTTGTAAATTCTTTAATCAACCAAGATGGTATTGGATGTGGTGCCCACGGTCTATTATCTGGTGTAGTTGCCATAACTTATGAATTTAATAACTTAAAATCTCCTATAATATTATAAATATTTTGCGGTATTCTTAATTGAATACCTGCTGGTACACTCAATCTACCATTACCCAAATTGTTAGCTTGAGCCAATATCCACCATAATGTAGGATCTTTATAATACTTATTAGCCAAAGCATCAAAAGTAGACACTTCATTTGTTATAACATATAAATCATTGTAAGCAACAGGTATTACAGGATATAATAATGACTTATATACCCTCTTACCATCCCATCTCTTATCTTGTTGTGCAAATGTATATCTATTCATGATTATTAATCTTGTCTTGTAAGTATGTTTCTAGAGAATAAATTGCTAGGACCAGCAAACAAATCATCATCATAATCTCCAGTATCATCCAACTTTCTTGCATAACTACCGAAATTATTTCCACCAGCAACAGGTCTTTCTTTTTCTAGTAGATCCATACTGAAGTTTAATTCACATTCTCTTGGAAATTGTGCATATTTTCCTACACTATCATCCCATTGAATTTTACCATTCAAATAATTCCACTTATTATCTTTAATTTGAGCATATTCCTCACTCAATGTTTCCCATACACAATTATCAGGTATATTCACACCAATACTTTTAATTACACCAGGTTGATTTTTGTATATATCACCAATCGTAAATTTAACCAATGGTGGTATAATAAATCTAGAATATATATTACTAGGATTATTTTGATTTCCTGTTGTATAATTAGCAGGCTTAGTCAATCCTACTAAATAATTAATTCTTTGCCACATCGGTAATAGTTCTTTTATACTATTAGCAACCACATTAAATTTAAAACTCAATGTTCTAGAAAATCCTTTGTACGATTGTAATTTATCGGCCCTACCAATATATTCAATAGCAGTCCAATCCGCATTCAAGTTTTCATTCAATCCAGTCACGGTGGCTCTAAAAGGAATATATTTATTATTTACAATATCATGAAAATAAAATTTTATTATATCACTATCATCGGAATACTTGTCTTTGAAATCTTTTTCCGTTAAAACATCCAATATGTTGATTTTATCTTCATATTTTGCACCAGAAAATCCTTTCCCTTTTGGATCATCCAATAATTGTTTTGATTTATTTCCTCTAAAATTTGTTAAATAACTACCGTTTCCATAGTTAAATGGACTGGTTCCTTTTTGTTGTGCATAGGGATCTTTAGTTAGTTGTGATATAAAATCATATCCTTTAAATGTTGCATTTGAAAATTGAGGATTAATCAATTCAGAATCAGATTGTTTTACAATAGTATAACCCGCACTTTCAATATTTGTTAATACTTGTTTTAAATTGTCTTCTATATTCTTGACCGCATCAGATTCTTTATCTGTAAATTTAGTTGGATATTTTTGTTTTGAATCAGCATAATATGCCAAATTAATCAACATTTCAGAATTTTTAAATTCTTGATTTGGTTCAATATTATGTCCAACTGCTCTTCCATAAAATTGATATGCATCTGATCTTAAAGAAAGTTGAACTTCTTGACCAAATACTTTTGGAAATGTACCAATCGATGTACCTTCCCATGGACCTCTTTTGCCAATTAATAAATAAGTACCGTCCGCTTGTCTAAAATATCTACCTCTAACACCTGTCGTTTCATCGGTATCACCTTTTCTTACAGTGTTATCACTGGTTCCAGCATACCATTTTTGTATGACTTTTTTATCAAATGTATGTTTTAATGTTCCTGGTGGCTGTTCAAATACTGCTCTTGTTGATGCCATTATACCGTATGTAGATTCACCAACCTTATATTTTTCTTTGTTTGGTTGACCCACTGGTATAAACGCACCAAATAATGTACTTGATTTAAAAAAGTTTCCTACACCAGATAAAAATCCTGCACTTTTACCACCACCCCATGTATTTTGAAAATTCTTATTTGCATTAGTAGCAGTCGAACCACGAATCAATCCTTTGCCACCGGCTTTATTAATAGATGGTAATGCACCTGCACCAACTGTTCCTTTTGGTGGTGTTGGTTTGTTTAAACCTAAAGCATTTGATACTGCACCAAGTCCTAAAGCACCAAGGACACCACCCAGATTTGGTTCAATATGTCTAGTTGGACTAGGTATAATTCCAAAAGATGCGATACTAGTTGATGCTAAAATAGGCATCAAAGGATTGTATATCTTGGTTTCGTTAAAAGTATTTAATCCTTGTAATACTAATTGTTTGCCTAAGAAAATTACACCGTTACCACTTACACTAAACTTTGATACTCTTACTACATCTTGTAATGCAGATCCAATTGGTAATGCTCTGCTTTCATATCTTTTTAATCCATTTACACCTTTTCTTGCATTATTAGGATTAACAGTTATAAATGGTTGTCTAGGACCAAATCTTAATAAACCATTGTTATAATCAGTTTGTAATTTATACTTGTTATAAATTGCATCACTGTTTTGAACATATAATACACTCAATTCACCAGGCTGTCTAAGATCGTTAAATCCAGTAGGCAATTTATAACCTGCACCAATAATTTGCGTATTGGTAGTAGATAGTGGTGCAGGTGATTCTAAATTATTAAGGTTTGCCATATTTTATAAATATCAAATTGTTTAGAATGATCCTCTAAATTTTGTAGCAACTCCAACAGCGGTACTGACTTTACTACCATCAATATTCACCGCAATACCACCTGATTTCATCAATTCAATTAATTCGTCTAATTTTGATACAACTTCATCTCCACCACCAGTAGCATTTTTTCCAATTGTACCAATAGTAGATAATCCAGCAATATTTAATAGACTTACATTGTTGATTTCTTTGTTCAAACCTTTAACAGCTTCAGTAATATTTTCTATTCCTTCTACTATTGTTTCATCTTTAAACATTTGTAAAGTAGCACCAATTGATGATAACGCATCTGATGCTAATATTAATCCAGGACTAATTGCAGCTAATGCAACTAATTGTAACATCATTCCACCACCTAAAAATGATCCCATTCCACCAATTGCCATGCTAGCTCCAAACGATGCTATTGCACCAGAAAGTACATAAAATCCTGCAGCTAAAGAAAATAGATCTATTTCTATTGCTCTTTCAAACCCTTCAACAAACATTTGAAATGCCTTACCAAATCCCATAGCAGCCAATGATAATACTCCAACTGCAGCAGCAAATCCTAACATAATTCCAATTGCGGGTACTATTATTGGAGAAGCAGTTGTAATAAGAGTACTTAGACCAACAAGTGCTGCAGTAATTACTGCCAATCCAATAGCGGCTATTGCCATAGAAGAAAATCCAGCTTGCGCTTCTGGACTACCAAATACTTTTGCAGCATGTGCTAATATTAGTACCGACCCAGCAAATGCAACCATAGCTACACCCAATGATAATAACATCTTAGGATCAATTGCTTTTACTCCTTCAACAAATTTACTGGTTCCGCCACCTGCAACACCACCACCAACAGCACCGGCTCCAGGTGTAGGTATAACCGCACCAGCTCCTCCAGTTACTTTAGATGCAATACTAGTAGCAACATCTTTAAGTTTTTCTTTATACTTACCTATAAATCCTAAAGCAATTTTAAATGGACCAGCAATTCCATCTAATAACATTGTTCTTAATTGGTTTCTAACAAGAAAAATTCCTATTGTTACAATAGCAGCAGTAACACTTTTCCATAATAAATTCCATTTAGGCAACATTCCCATTAATGTGCCAGATGTTTCGGATAAAAATTTATTTAAATCAAATACTTCCGTGGTAATATATCTAAAAGCATCATATATTAATGTTATTGGTGACATAATGCCAGTAATTAAAACTGAAGATACTTTTATTAACCCAACTAAAATTCCCATTACTATACTAACAACAGGAAGAAATAGTTCAGCTAATTGTGTAATAATTTGATTGATATCATTCAATATTTTTGT